CTATGGCATACTATATTGGTAGCATGTGTACTACTAAATCTCGGAACTTGAGTACCATTAGTTAAGACGTTGTATGAAGGACGAGATCCGACCATCGTATAATCACCTGAACCAAAGATAGATCCTATTCCAGATCCTAACCACCGGCCAATGTTTCTTCCTACTCCAGAACCACCAAACATAGATCCGATAGCTGTACCAAGGGTACTGCCTACATCGGAAAAAGGAGTGGGTCTCTTTTTCGGTTTACTTTGTTGGACTTGATTTTTGTTACTCTTAGGTTTTGGCCTAGTAACATTCGCTTTCTTTTGTTTACTTTTGTTTGTCATTGTATTGGATACCTCATGACAATAGGGACTGTACATCTGTAAGATACTATCTATCGCTAGATAGGTTCCCGTGCAGTCTCTTGGCATTTTAGTTAGCACTTCGTTTTGGAAACTAAAATCCACAGACCCAATTTTGAAGCCTTCAACAAACTGAGTTAACCACCCACTCATAGCTACTACTGCTAGTAACTTTGATTTATTGGGTGAGTGACGGAATTCATGTTTGAATTGGAAATACCTTTGTTGTAGTTCTAACTCAGACTGAGGTTTGAAATTCAACAGATTGAACAGTTGCTTATCTTCATTTAAGGGATAGGCTGTACCATTTACAAATCTAGTTGAACAAAATTCAAAATCATTCCTGTCAACTGTGTTAACTTGTTTCACTTCTTTTCCAAGTTCTCTATATGTGCTTTTCAGCAATTCTGGAGAAGCCAACTTCTTCTCTAATATATCATCACCATGGGTTTTGCAACCTGCTTTACCATTTAATGATTTTAGATTTCCTTTGATCTTCCATACACAGAGCCATGCATCCCCAACTCTCATAGAAGAGTTAGCTGAGGACGTATTGTTCCATCCAGAACCCATGATTCCATTATGATAAGTCTGTGCATAACATTGACCATTATCAACTGTAACAACTTTACGCTGCATACAATAATAATGGGATGAAATGATTTTCCACCAGGAAGTTCCATCTCCATTGTTAAGTAACTTTCTTCGAAACAAATCAAAGTCATAGTTATCTTTATCAACTGAGAAGTCCCAGCCTCTTATATCATCATCATAGAATTCATCGTCTAAAAACTCAGTTTTAATACTTTGTAGAAATGTCTGGATCTGATCATCGTTCATACCAAGACCACATTGCGGTGGAATAGTATCCCAATTCTCAATCTCCTTCTTATTTTGGTTACCGGATAATAAATTACAAATTAAATTGTCTATTATTGATATTGAAAATATCAATCGTTGACGTGAATCTAGGAGTTTAGACTCTTTATGAGGTTCATTCTTAATGAACACTCGTATAGCGTCTACACAACCCTTACTAATCAGTTCAGTAGGAGTATAATCTTTAGTAAGGTCAAGATTATACAACGCTGTGAGACGTTCAATCACTGCTTCAACAACCCACTCGAGGCGGGTGCTGAACAGTTCTCGATTATCTCTGGCAATCTGTCTGAAAGGAAAACCTGGGGTAGAAGTGGGTTCGA